CCCGAGATATGGGGCGCGTGCGCCACGTCGGTGTCGGCGTCCACATCGTTCTCCTCCGGGATGGGAAGGTCCTGCTTGAAGATCACAAGCGGCTTCCGCCCCTCCTGGCCGTTGTACTTCTTTCCGGCGAACAGCTCGCGCAGCATCTCGATCAATGCATCCTGGCAGAGCTGCGGCGTTTGGCCGATGCCCACTTTCATCGTTTCTTTCATATCCTCACGCCTTTCTCTTTGCCCGTGCCAAGACCTGCTCGGCCCGCTCGGTCAGCTTTGCCGCCAGGAACAGCTCCACCTCCGGCTCCACTTCCGGCCAGATGGTCGAGTGCATCGCTGCCGCGCTGGGGCTGCCCATGGTCTGCATCTTGTCGCTGGTGCTCGGTGCGCCGCTGCGCACGGTGTAGTGGAAGCGCCCCGTGCCCACGATGCGCTGCACCATGCCCACGTGTCCGCTCTTGAACTCCACCAGGAAGCCCTTGCTTAACCGGCCCTTGCCGGTCAGCGCCTTCATGGGGGAGGTTTTCAGCACGCGGGCCGTGAAATACTCCGGGGCCTGCGCCACGTCATGCCCCATGAAGGGGCGGTTCGGTCTGGTCTGGAAATAGCCCAGGTCATTGCGGTAGCTGGCGATGCGCAGCTCCGCGCTCAAGCTGCTGTTGCTGGCCTTCTTTCGTTGCACCAAGTCGCTCAGGTGCCGCTTGCCCGCGCTGTTCACCGCGTATCTGGCCTTCGCCTCCGCGATCATCAGTTTGCGGGCCTGCCGGGCCGTGGCGTTGATTGCTACCTTCGCCACCGCTGGGGTCTTCTTCCGCAGGTCGCCCAGCACCGCGCTCACATCGTCCAGACCATCGACCTCGATGGTCATGGTCCCCGCGTTATATCGCACGTTGCTCATTGTCTCGTCCTCTGTAACGTCATGCGGAAGACCCCGCACTCCTCCTCGCACTTCATAATGTCGAAGGTGCGCTTATGGTCCGTCCCGGCGTCCATCACCAGCGGCTTTCCCACCTTCGGCTTCGGCCCGTAGTCCTCCGTGCGGATGTACAGGATGGTGTGCGCCTTGTACAGTCCGGTGTCGAAGTTCTGCTTGGCTCCCGCCTCCCAGTGTGAATTATGCTCCCGCGTGCCGCCTTCCACGATCACCACAAGAACGTCCTTGCCGTCGATGATGTGCCGGTCGGCGTGCTCGTTGCCGTTGAAGAACACGGTGTCGATGTCCGCCGCCGCGCAGTCCTTGAACGTAGGCGGAGGGGGCAGCCCCTCCACCTCATTCCCATAGTCCTGTTTCAGCTCGAACAGTGCCATCTCAGCACACTTCGGCCACCAGCCAGCTATCCACCTTGTCGGGGATAGGCAGCGGATGGGCCTGCAGCTCCACCATGCGGCGGTCGGGGTGATGCTCCACATAGCTGCGCAGCAGGCGGCTGGTCTCCGCCGTCACCCACTGCTGCGTGCTGTCCTCGATGTAGGTGCACGCGCCGTAGGCCAGCATGAAGTTCGACTGGCCGGAGATCAGAATGACCACGTTCTCCGGGACCAGAGGCTTCACAGCCGGGGTCTCAGGGTCGGTCCAGTCGTCCAGATACACCTCTCCGTAGGTATACAGGTCGATGTTCGGGCTGGTCAGATGGCCGTAATACTTCACGCCGTTAGGCAGGTCGCGGGGGTCGTAGCCGCCGATGTTGATGCGGCGGTTGTCAAGGAGCTTCTGCACCTTCTCGTCGTTGACGAAGGCGCGCAGAGCAGCCTTGCCCATGATCACGCGGTCCACGTTGGTGAAGCCGCCGGTCAGCACCTTCTCGGTCCAGTCTTCCAGGTCCTCGATGGGCTTGGCAGCAGTCTTGCCCCACTGCTTCGTGCCGTCCAGCTTGATCTTGTTGGTGAAGCCGAAGTCGATCACCTCGTTCACGCCGGGGCCGACGATGGGGATTTGGCCGGTGACGATGGCCTGCACGCACATCCACTCCTCGCGGCGCGTGGTTGCGTCGTTCAGGCGGTTGTACTCGTCCATCAGCTTGCGGGCCGCGCGCTGGGCCGGGGTCATGCCGCTGTACAGGTCCTCGCCGGGCAGGCGGGTCATGTGCTGGTCTGCCGTGGTCACGTCGTAGGGGTTGATCAGGGGCGGCTTGTAGCTCTCGGTGCTAAAGCCGTTGGCCTTGAGCACCTGCCCGCCGACGCGGGGATGTACGAAGGCGGCCATGCGGCGGTCGCCCTTCACCAGGTCAATGTCCACGCGCTCGGTGGAGAATGTCTTGATGTTGGTGAAAAAGGTGTCGCGGAAATAAGTGTGGATAGGCGGTGCCTGTCTCACGACCTCCGCCAGATAGCGGGGGGTATAGATATTCACTTCGTTAGGCATATCTCTGTTTCCTCCTTACTTCAAGTAGATGCCGAGGTTGCGCAGCGGGACCTCCACATCAGCGGCAGTCATGCCCGCAGGCAGGACCAGCGCATCAGCGAAGAACTCGCCGGAAAGGTAGATGATGGCGTCCTCGCCGCTCTTGGCGGCTTCGGCGGTCACGCCGTACAGGCCGGTCAGCTTCGCAGCCTCAGCCACGGGAGTGACCTTGCCCTCCGCCAGAAGGACGGGGGTATGGGCGCTCAGGTCAGCGCCCGCTTCCTTCACCGCCGTGGCGATGCGGATGTTGGTGCCTGCGATGAAATACTCAGGCTCGCAGGAAAAAGTCTTTCTTGCCAAATCCATGCTCATGCTTTTGCCCTCCCTTACTTCTTCTGCGCGTTCTGGCCCACGCTCTTGATGGCGTCCAGGAACTCGTCCGTCTTACCGGCAGGGGGCGTGTTCTCCACAGTGCCCGCTCCGCTGTTCTTGGCGTCGGTCTTCGCGTTGTTCAGATACTCGTTGCCCTGCTCCTTGGCGCGCTTCATGGCGGCCTTGGCGTAGTCGCTGGCGCTGACGGGCTTGGTGAACTTCGCCTCGGCGGTGATCTCCTCGCTGCCCGGCAGGGCCATCTCCTCGATGTCGCGGATGCGCTCGCGCTCCTCGTTGGTCGCACGATCAGCCGCCGCCTGCTCGATTTGGTCAACCAGCGCAGGATAAGCCTGGCGCAGGTCGTCCGCAGTCTTGATTTCCATGTTCTGTACCTCCTCGTGTTGTACTCCCGGTTTCATGGCTCCGGGTTTATTTACAAAACGTCCGGCGGCGGTGGGTGCTGCCAAACTGTTCTGCATGAAGGTGGGTGCCTTGTCGAAAGGCAGGTGCATATTCACGCTGTTCACGAACAAAACGCCGTCGCGGTTTTCCACCACCGGCGTTTCCACATCCTCCACAAGCTCGTCCACAAAGCCGTTGTCCTTGGCCTCCTGGCCGGTCCACCAGCTCGTCGCGTCCATCCAGCCGGTCACTTCTTCCTTGTCCCGGCCCGTCTTCTTCGCGTACAGGCTGATGATGTTCTCCTTGATGGTGTCCAGCGCGTTCAAATACTGCTGCATGGTCGTGGCGTCGTAGTAGCCCAGCAGGCCCAGCCGGACCGGGTGGACCATGTAGGTGCTGTCGTTGGCCGCCACAACGCGGTCACAGTGGCAGGCCACGATGGTCGCGGAACTGGCGCACAGCCCGTCGATGCGGGCCACCACGTTCGCAGGGTGCTGTTCGAGCAGATTGCCGATGGTCTGCGCGGCAAAAACGTCTCCGCCGCCGCTGTTGATGCGCACCGTGATCTCGCTCACGGCTCCCAGCTTGTCCAGGTCCTCCGCGAACTGCTTGGGCGTTACCTCGTCGCCCCACCACGTACTGTCTGAAATGTCGCCGTACAGCAGCAGCTCCGCTCTGCCTCCGGCCACATTCTGAAACTTCCAAAACGGTTTAGACATTCCCATTTCCTCCTTCGCTCGCGGCGCTGGACGGGTCCATGATCTCGTCCACCTCCCGCTTTCTCTTGGCCTCCGCCACTCTCTGGCGGATGTTGCGGTTATAATTTCCGCCGGTCATTTGCGCGGTCTCCTCCTGCGCGGTGGAGAAACCGGCCTCCACGCGCTTCGTCGCCGCGCTGATCTCCTGCACAGGGTTCAGGCTCGTTCTGGCCGGGCCGGGCCACGCGCACCCGCTGTAAGCCTTGCGGATGGCCGGGTCCTGGAAGAAGCCCGGAGCCTTGATGCGGTTCCGCGCCACGGCCTCCGCCAGCCACTCCTCATAGATTGGCTGACAAAAACTGTCCACAAAGTCGTCGCGCTGCACATCGCAGGAGCGCCAGAACTCATTCAGGGCACCGCGCGCCGCGCTGTAGCTGGTGGAGAACTGCTTGGAAATGACCTCCGGTGGGATTTCCAGCGCCGCGCCGATCTGCTTGATCATGGCCTCCGTGAACTTGTCGTATCCGGCGTTTGGGTGCTTCGGGTCCGCGAAGGATACGGTTTCGCCGGGGTTCAATCCCACGATAGCGCCGTTGCCCAGCTCCACGCTGCCCTGGTCCTCTGCGTCAATCAGCATATTCTCCGGCAACATCTCGCCGAACGGGCGATCATCCGTCGCCGTGGCGGGCTGCACGAACACCGTGAACATGGCGGGAATGACCGCCGCGTTGGTCTCCGCCATGCGCTGAAAATGCCGCAGAACACTTCGCGGGTTTACCCCGTCCTGCGCCCGCAGCAAAAGATCGAACTGGTATTTCCGCAGCTTCGGGGCAATCCACTGGCTCCGCGCCCGTGCGCCTGTCCGGTTGTGGGTCGCCCAATCGCTGCCCCCTTGGCCTTTCAGCCCGCTCGGTGTCAGGATGCGCCGGTCGCTCACCGTGAACGTCATGCCCATGTAGCTTCCCAATGCCACTTTTCGCCCCTCCTTACTTATCCGGCTTTCCCACCGCGCCGCTCATGTGCGTGTGGTTCACAAGGCTCACGCCGTTGATGGTGATGTCTCCGCTCGCCGCCGTGGCGTTGATCTCCGGGGCTGTCAGGCTGATTTTGGTGGGGCTTCCGATCTCCACATCCCCGGCCTCCGTCACCTTTACAGTTGCGCCGTTTATGGTGATCTCCGCGTCGCCACCCTCTACCTCGATCTTTGCGCCTTTTTTTGCGGCGAATGTGTACTTGCCTCCCGCCGTCACACTCAAAGCGCCTGCGGCCTCGATGCTCACAAAGGTTCCGGCCTCGATGCTCACCGTTGTCCCCGCCACGATGCCAACGCCGGTTTTGGCGTTCAGGCTCATGCTGGCGGCGCTGCTCTTGGCTTGAAACTGCCCGCCCGCCACAAGGCTGATTGCGCCTTTCGCCTCATCGTATATCTCGCCGTTGCAGGTGCGCCCCGTCCGTCGGTTCACATACTGGGTGTAAACGCCGGTGTTCTCGTCGTAGCGCTCATAAGCCAGCCCCTTTCGTTCGGCGTACTCCTTTCGGAACAGGCCCTTGTAGCCCTCCGCCGGGGTGTTGGTCTTGTTCCACACCGTTCCGGTGGTGGTTCCCGCCGCA